GCTCTTGTCCGTGAGCGAGTTGAGGCAGGTAAAGAAATGCCAACGGATATTTTTAACGTGTTCGTAGGAAACCGAACCAAAATAACAAGGAAACAATAACCATGAACCAAGAAGCGAACATCGCAAAACGCGATCAAGCAGGTGCATTGTCTACGAATCTTTTCGAAGCTGATGCAAATGCGGGCTCTCAGAATATAGCGCAAGAAGATCTTGCGTTGCCTTTTCTGAAAGTTTTGGGACAATTATCTCCCGAAGTAAATAAAAAGGACAGTAAATATGTCAAAGGTGCAGAACCTGGTAAGATATATAATACTGTTACAACTGAACTCTATGATGAAATTGATGTATTGCCTGTCTTTTATAAAAGGCAATATGTTGAATGGCAGGATAGAGGAACAAGCATGGGTGCGCCTGTAGCAATTCATACTGTTGACAGTGGTATTCTTAACGAAGCCACTCGAGACAAAATGAATAAAGATAGATTACCAAATGGTAATTATCTTGAGAATACAGCCAACCATTTTGTTGTCTTAGTCTCCGGCTCAACACCATCAACTGCATTGATTTCCATGAAAGCTACTCAATTAAAGATTAGCAAAAAATGGAATACAATGATGATGAGCATCAAGATGAAGGGTAAGAACGGTTTATTTACACCGCCAACTTATAGCCACATTTATAGGCTAAAAACTGTTCAAATGTCTAACGACAAAGGAACATGGTACGGTTGGGATGTATCTAAACAGGATGCTATCAAAGATAAAGGTGCCTATGAAATTGCAAGAACTTTTGCTGAAAGATTAAGCAAAGGGGATGTAAAAGTAAAACACGCGCCTTCCGAAACCAACACGGACGTTCCATACTAGAATTCACCTAGGGTGAATATCTTGCAAGGAGGAGGCGACAACCTAGCGGGGGTCGCCTCTCTTTTTAAAAGACGATAAAATGGTAGAGAAATTTATAAATATATTTGAAGGCTTAAAGAGAGCCCATGGGTGCACGTACATTAATTCGGCTCCAAAAAACGGCACCAAATTAAAAACAAAATCTTTTGTAAAAAGAGAGATTGTCACTGACGATCATTTTCAAAAACATTTAAGCGGCATTGAGCCTACCTTAGGAATTATTCCTATTAATGAAGAGGATCTATGTAAGTGGGGATGTATTGATGTTGACTCTTACGCAGGTTTTGATCATCAAAAATTATTAAAAAAAATTCAAACCTTAAAACTTCCACTTGTAGTATGTAGATCTAAAAGTGGTGGAGCACATATCTTTTTATTTTCAACAGAATTTATAGAAGCTAAAATCATGAGAGATAAACTCTTAGAGATTAGAGCTATCTTAGGATTTGGTAATGCAGAAATATTTCCAAAACAAATAGAATTAAAATCGGAAGAAGACACAGGGAACTTTTTAAATCTTCCTTATTTTCAAGGAGATAAAACAACACGTTATGCTTTTACTGAAGAAGGTGAAGCAGCTACTTTAGAACAGTTCTATGGTATAGTAGACCTCAAAAAATGCAATGTTAGCGACATCAAAGTTAAAAGATCTGAATCCGAATTTTCTGATGGTCCTCCATGTATAGAAATATTAGCAGCAAGTAAAATTGCTAAAAATAGAAATTTATCTTTATTTCATTATGCTGTTTTTGCTAAAAAGAAATGGAAGAATTGGAAAGAGAAAGTATCTGAATTTCATAAAGATTATATGATAGGAGAACTAGAACAAAACGAAATTGATAAAATCAAAAGCCAGCATGAAAAGCAGGATTGGGGGTTTCTATGTAAAGAAGAACCTATGTGTAGCTACTGTGATAAAGATTTATGCAGAAAAAGAAAACATGGGATAGGAAATGCTCCAACGTTTCCTGGTCTAAGTGATCTCCAAGAAATTCAATTAGAAGAACCTTACTATTATTTAAACGTGGATGGTAAAAGACTTAAACTTCCTAGTGCTAAATATTTAAAACAACAATCTTTATTTGAAGAAGCCTGTATTGCAGGGATAGGAATTTATCCGCCGAGTATGAAATTAAAAGACTGGAAAATCCTTATAAATCAACTACTTAGAGTCCGAGAAGTAATTACTCCACCAACAGGTACAACTAAAAAAGATCAGCTTACAAATCATTTGGAAGAATTTTGTACCAACCGTGCTTCTTCCAGTGTGGAAAAAGACGATATTAAAAAGGGAAGTGTTTATACTAAAGATGGCAAACACTATTTCTTATTTGATTCTTTTTATTATGGGTTTTTACAAAGAAGAAGATGGGATGTTAAATTTCAAGAAACAAGTCAAATGCTCAAAGAAGAATGTGAATGCACTACGGATCGAATTACGATTGGCAAACATCGACCGACAGTGACGATTGTAAAATCTTTTGAAAAACCTCAAGACGATTACAAACAAAAAGAGCTTAAACCGAAAGATCCCTTTTAATGTTTAAAAGATGTTTTATAGAAAGTTTTATTGACGTAGGAAGTGGACTCATTCTTGCGATTCTGATACAACTCTATATCTTTCCTTTCTTTGGATTATATCCAACCGTGTGGGATAGTATAGGGATTGCCTTAATTTTTACGGTAGTTTCTATTATACGTTCGGCAATATGGCGAACTTTTTTTAGGAAGAGAAAATGAAAACAATTGTACTAGGACCACCAGGAACAGGAAAAACAACCACCCTTTTAAATCTTGTAGATAAATATTTAAAACAAACTGACCCCAACAGAATAGGTTATTTTGCTTTTACTCAAAAGGCTGCTTATGAAGCAAGAGATCGGGCTGTTGCTAAATTTAATTTAACCGAAGACGATTTACCATATTTTAGAACACTTCACTCCTTAGCCTTTAGAAGATTAGGTATTCAAAAGCAAAATGTAATGCAGAAAAGACACTATGCTGATTTAGGAAACAAACTAGGATTCCCCGTGGACTATGAAGAAAATGATCAAGAAATGAATGGCATATTCTCCACTAAAAGTGATTACTTAAGAATTCTTCAATTAGCAAAACTACGAAATATTTCTTTCGAAAAACAATATGATTTAAAAGAACATACGCAGGATGTAGAATTTAATAAACTTAAAATTATAGCTCATGAATTAGAAAGATACAAAAAAGAATATGGTTTAGTAGATTTTAACGACATGATTTTAAAATTTATTGAATCCGACGCTTCTCCCAAATTTGATGTTGTCTTTGTAGACGAAGCACAAGATCTTTCTTTAATGCAATGGGATATGGTTAAAACCATATGGAATAAAACAGCAAACAATTATATAGCTGGCGATGACGACCAGGCTATTTTTAAATGGGCTGGAGCTGATGTAGATAGTTTTATTGCTCTCGATGGAAAGTTTATTAATCTTACTCAATCCTATCGTATTCCAGCAAAAATTCATGATATTGCAATGAAAATTATAGGTAAAATAAACAATCGAATTCCTAAACTTTGGAAACCTAAAATGAAACAAGGAAAAGTTTCCATCTATTCTGATTTTAGAGATATTGATATGTCTCAAGGGGAATGGTTGATTCTCGCAAGAACCCGATCTTTATTAGATGAATTGGAAGAAGTTCTTTATCAAAAAGGATATTTCTATCGTAATAAATTTAAAAAAGGATATGAGTCTGATCTTTATGAAGCCATTACGCATTGGGAAAAATGGCGTAAAGGGGGTACTTTGGATTATCAAACGGTAACACAAATATTTAGTTATATAAGCCCTAGAAATTTACAGAAAGAACAACTTGCTTTGATGAACAAGGATAATTTTTATTCATTGGAAGAATGTAAAAATAAATATGGATTACTCACGGACAAAGTGTGGTACGAAGCTTTAGACGAGGCTCCTACACGAGGAGTTTCTTATATTAGAAAGATGAGACAAAACGGAGAGAAACTAAATCAAGCTCCACGGATTACACTCTCCACCATCCATGGTGCTAAAGGGGGAGAATGTCAAAATGTTGTTCTCCTTACCGATTTAACAAGACGAACATACGGAGAATATGAACAAAGACCCGATGATGTGAATCGATTATTCTATGTTGGTGCAACACGAACCAAGGACCATCTCCATATTGTAGAACCAAAGGATGTTTATAAAAGTTATTTATTATGAGTGATACATACAAAAAACAAATTGGAGGATCCCACTATCAAAACATGAAAATTCAGCCCTCAGAATTTATTAATAAAAATAATTTGCCGTTTGCAGAAGGAAATGCTATAAAATACTTGTGTAGACATAAACAGAAAGGACAGAAACAAGATTTACTAAAAGCAAAACATTACATTGATATGGCTATTGAAAGAGATTACGCAGAAAACGAAGCCCTTAAACCTTTACCCTATGGCTTTACTTTAAACCCTAACATGACCCCGATGACCGAAGAAGAAGAATATCGTAATGCAGGGATAACAAAAGAAGAGGCTGAGAAAAAATGAGTCTTCAACCTCCCTTATTTAAACCTCAAACCGAATGGGTTCCACCGGAATCATTTCCAGACTTAAGTCAAGAATGTGAAATAGCCATCGATTTAGAAACTAAAGATCCTAATTTAAATCATTCGATGGGAT